GATGACGGCATAAACGTTCACCATTATGTTATTTGGAATGAAGTTGCAGACGCGTCAAACGTTGTTCAAACACCATCAGTAAAATGGTTGTTTACTATTGATAGAAATTGCACAAAGAAAGCACGGCCAATGGCAGCATACCAACGGTTTGCATGGAAAAATGCATTGGGTGGTTTTGATTTCTTTACGTCAGACGGTATGTTAAAAACAGAACGAAAGTTTAAACCGTCACGTTATGCAAAACGTGTTACCGCATTAGGGTCATCAGCAAAAGGAAAACAAAATTATCAGACAGAGGTTGAATACAGGCACAAAGTAACAACACATGAAATGAGTAATTTGGAGGCAGAATGGTTGTCAAAAATGTTGGCGTCACCACAAACATACATCAGAGTTGAAGTGGACAGAGGAATACATGCAGGACAGTGGCCAACACAAACAAATTTAATTGGAATGAACGCACCCGCATATCAGGATTTTGACATTATTGATGGAATGCGTGACAGTGCGGTTTGTAACGAATACATCCCAATTGTGATAAACACAAAATCAATTCAAATAAGCACAACAAAAGACAATTCAGTGAAATTAAAATTCACGTATTCATATGCGTCAGACAACCAATATTTAAGAGATTAAAAAAACAACAACATGGTAAACGGGGACATTTTATTTCAAATCTGGGACAAAGAAACAAACACACAAATTGGTCATTTGGATGTGATGAGTTCAAAAGATTTTCCAATTGCATTGACATACAACATCAAAGACATAATGGACATTTCAAAATCAAAAGGTTCATTTTCAAAAACGTTTAAAATTCCCGCAACAGCAAATAACAGCAAAGTGTTGTCATCAGTATTTATTGAGGGAACATATGAGAGTTTTCAAATTATTGAGGGAAAAATTGCAAAGATTTATTGTGAGGGTCAATTGATTATGCAGGGTGGTTTTAAAATCAAAGGTGTTACACAAATGAAAACACCATTGGTTCAGAGTTATGATTGTGTGGTATTTGGTGAAAACTTTGCGTGGGTTAATGCATTGGACAAACAACCATTATGTGATATTGATTTGGAGGTTGGTGAGAATTTTCCACAACATTCAACATTGTTTGAACATACACGTGACAATGTGATGGACACGTGGCAAGTTATTGACGGTTATGATACAACATCATTGGGTTATGGTTTATGGTTTACGTTTCCCATAATTAACACAGGGAAATGGAATTATGGTGACATGGTTGATTACACAGATTTGTTACCCACATGGTTTATTAAAAATTTAGTTGTTCAAATATTTGCAGGACAGGGTTATACAGTTGTTTCAGATTTCATGGACACAGATTGGTTTAAAAAGTTGGTGACGGTTTTTCCTGTTGCAGAGGACGCGTGGGAAATTGATGAGGTTATTGCGGCGGATGACAGTTGGAATGGAACCATTGGACAGTCAGAATGGAAAATTCCATTGTATTATCGTGACCCCGCATTAGCAGCAACATTAAGATTTCACGGTGCATTGAAACATAACATGATTTCATATGTTGCACCAAACTTTAATAACAACAACCAATGGACGTCCCAACAATTGCAACCTAGAAGTGCAGGGAACCCCGCAAACAATGCACAGATGTGGAATTTTCATGGAACATTTGGCGGGTTTGATGTGTCAACATTTGGAACAAAAACAATTGCAGGATGGTATTGGAAATTTTGGCAAAGTGGTATTGGGACATTGCCACCATACGACCCATCATTGTGTTATGACACGTTGACAAATGGAAATATTAATTATGTTATTGCAGGTTATGAATGGGATTGCATGTGGGAATACTTAACAGCCGCACCCGCAATTGATTGTTTTAACCCACCACCAACACATGCAGGTGTTACACTTTCAGACGTTGCAGTTTTTCAACCTAGTGTTGCAGACAGTTACACATTTAATATTGAGATTGAAACAGAAATGGAGGCGGATTACATTATTAATGATGAGCCGTATTTTTATGATTGTCCAAATTCAGGGAGTTCATTCACAGAGGGTGGTTTTTATGGTTATCGGAATGGGTATGGTTTCATTGATAGTTACACAGGTGAGGAGGCAATGTGTGATTATTATTTGCACAGATTATGGTTAATGCATGAACATGCGTCACAAAAATATACAGAGGCAATTTTTTTAGACCAAAATGCAGTGTGGAACAGTAATTCATCCATGAATGGTTGGAATGCAAATTTATGGCCATTGCAGGGAAACCACGTTGTTACATTGTCCGCACAGGGTGTTTTGGTTGATGTGACAGACACAGATGACAGATTTTGGTATTATGTTGAGGTTGTTAGTAACACATCAAAATTAGAGTTTCATGACATCAACCGTATTGGTTCATGTCAGTGTAAATACAGAATAAATGGCGGGACATTTGGTGGTGGTTTAACAACATCAGGTTCGTCAGGTCAGACAGGGACAAACGTTACAACATTGTTGCCGTGTGAAACAACACAGTTGGATTTTGTAAATGGTTTGACGGGGTTGTTCAATTTGTATTGGCAATGTGATGAGATTAACAAAACAATTTCAGTTGAACCACGTGACCAATTTTTTAAACAAAGGTCAGAGGCAATTAATTGGAGTGATAAAATTTCTGTTGACAAAAAACAACATGACAAATTTATTTATGATGTGTTGAACAGAGATTTGTGTTTTACATATGAAAATGATGGGTCAGATGGTTTTGTTGCGGAACGTAATATTTTAAACAACCAAATATGTGAATTGGACAGTTATGTTATGGATTTGGGTGAGTTATACAAAGACAAAGAAAGTAAGTTGGGAACAAACTTTTATTGTCCAACATATATGTTCAGGGACAGTGTGATTGGTAACAACCAACAGTGGTCACCATACATTCCCGTTATTCATAGTGAATACACATTGATTTGGACAAACACAGACCCGAATGCTTATCCTGATAAGATTGAGGATTTTGGTGCTAGAATTTTATATTGGGCGGGAGAAACACCATTGAATTTGGACACAGGTGCAACATCACAATTTATTATGAGATTTGCAAAAGATAACCCCGCACATTCACCATTGGAAAAACGAACATATCCATTAGCATTAACACATCATGACATGGATTGGCAATTTATGGGTTCAATTAATTTACAGGGAAACACGTTTTATCCAACGTTACCATACAATGATTTGGAAACAACAAATCAAGAACCACAACCCGTGCCATTAGTTTACGATAAATGTCAGGGATTATACACATGTTTTTATGAACGTAACATTGAAACATTAATTCAACGTCCAAGATTAAAAACCGCATATTTTAAATTGAACATTGATGACATTGCAAATTTAGATTTAAGAAAATTAATTTATTTGGACACAGGTGTGACAGAGGCAAACAGTTATTGGATTATCAATAAAATTGCGGATTACAAACCAAACAAAAATGAATTGACAAAAGTGGAATTATATCAATACATTCCCGCGTTACCTGAAAAACGAATTTTGTCAGCCAAATACATAAAATTTAACAATGTAAATGGACAACAAACAAAAGATTTTTTATTTGGAAATAATAGGTTGTTGGAAAATAACATGGGACGTTTAGGTGTTGCAGGAAATTCACGTTTTACAAAAGTGAACAACCCAATTGTTAACCCATTATCACGGGGGTTAAATAACAACATGTCACATGACACGGGAGGTTATACGCCAACAGACCCCGCAGCACAGGGCGAGGGTTACAAAATAAAAGGATGGAACAAACCCGCAACCATTTTAACTAGCAAAACGCAAAAAGGCACAAACGTTGGTTTTAACAACAATGTTGTTTTTGGTTCAGGACAGGTTGCAATTGGAAAAAATTTGAGAAACTTAAAATCAAATGTTATTTACATTGGTAAGGGTGCAGGGTCAGCAACAAATTCAAACCCAATTCAAATTTTGTCAGGACAGAAAAACCCCGCATTAGCAATTGACAGGGATGGAAATGTTTTGGAGGGTGGTGGCGGAGTTATCATGGCACAGGACGCAAGTGGAAATTATTATGAGGTTTATAGTGAGGTTGACAGTGGAATGTGGACACCAAACATCAGTATTAGAAAAGTATTAAAAAGCAGATAAAATTATGGCAACAAATTTAGAAACAATTTTAAAAATAAAAGTTGACGGCACGTCAGACATGGTTGCATTAAAAACTGAAATTGACGCAACACAAAAGGAATTAAAAACCTTAAAAGACGAACAAAAAACCGCAGGAAAAGACAGTGCCAAATACAGTAAATCAATTGTTGAAACCGAAACAAAATTAAAAGCAATGCGTTCCGAGTTGAACAAAAGCAAACAGGAAACAATTAAAATGAACGCAGCCATGAATGCAAGTGGCAAAAGTTACAATGATTTAACAAAAAAGAATGCCGCATTATCTGTTCAATTGAGAAAATTGGCCGACCCATTAGGAAAAAACAAAAAGGAGTTTCAAAAGATTTCCGCAGAAATGAATAAAAACACCGAAAGTTTAAAAAAGATGGACAAAGCAATGGGACGTCAACAAAGAAATGTTGGGAATTATGGTGCAGCATTATCAGGGATGGCGGTTAAATTAGGTGCAGCCGTGATGGCATTTAAAACAATGGAACGTGCAATTGGTGCGTTTAGTGAATTTGAATTTCAAATTAAACAGGTTGGTGTTTTATCGGGTGCAACAGCCACACAAATGAAAGAGTTAAGCGACCAAGCAAAAGAATTAGGGTCATCAACAGCATTTACCGCAGGACAGGTTGCAGGGTTGCAAGTTAATTTGTCCAAATTAGGTTTTAAATCTGACGAAATACAGGAAATGACGTCATCAACATTAGATTTGGCATATGCATTTGGAAATGATTTGGGACAAACCGCAGAGCAGGTGGGTATAACATTAAAGGCATTCAACATGGACGCGAGTGAGGCAACACGTGTCACAGATGTTATGGCCGCAGCATTTTCAAACACAATGTTAGATTTGGAAAAATTTGGAGTGGCAATGCCAAAAGTGGCGTCCATTGCAAAAACAATGGGATTTTCTTTTGAGGACACAACAACAATTTTGGGAACACTAGCCAACACAGGAATGGAGGCGTCCACAAGTGCAACAGCGTTGAAAAATATATTTTTAAAACTAGCAGACCCAACAGGTGCGTTGGCAAAGTCATTAGGACGAAACATTACAAGTGTTGATGAGTTGGTTCCCGCATTAAAAGAATTGGAGGCAAAGGGAATTGATGTTGCGGGAATGTTAGAAATAACAGACAAAAGAAGTGTGGCGGCATTTGCAACAATGTTAAGTGGTTCGGATGATATTAAGGTGTTAAATCAAACATTAAAAAATTCAGAGGGAACAACAAAGAAATTTGCGGATGTTATGCGTGACAGTTTAAAGGGACGAATTGATGAGGTTAAAAGTTCCGCAGAGGGATTGGTGATTGAATTGGTTGAGGGTTTAGAACCCGCAATTAGTTTGTTATTAGAGGGTGTGACAGTATTGTTTAATGTTTTAAAAGCATTGTCACCTGTAATATTAACGGCAACCGCAGCATTTGTGGGTTACAAAACGGTGATTATTGCAGGAACCGCACAAACATGGTTGGCAACAAAAGCAACAACAGCATACAACACCGTTAATAAATTATTCACCACAGGAACAAAAGGTGCAACAATAGCACAACGGGCATTTAATCTAGCGGTAAAAGCAAACCCAATTGGTCTGTTGGTTTCAGGAATTGCAGCCGCAGTTGCATTATGGTCAACATTTAGCAGTGACGCGGAGGACAGTGCAGAGGCAATTAAGGAGGTAAACACACAACGTGAGGCGTTTGGAAAAATAAACATGGACGCAGAAAAACAACAGGTTAATGAAATTGCAAACGTAAAACAATTGATTTCAGTTATTGGAAATGAAAACAAATCACGTGAGGAACGAACAAAAGCAATTAAAGATTTAAACGCCATCACACCCGTCACCATAACAAATCTGAATGACGAAAAAAAGTTGGCAAAAGAATTGGAGAGAGCATATGAGGACGCGGTTGGTGCAATAAAGAAAAAAATAATTTTACAAGCGTCAGAGGCACAGGTTGCAGAGTTAATAAAAGAGGAATTGAGATTGCAGGACGAATTATTGGCAAGTAAAGTTGAGGAGGCAAAAATGCGTTTAAAATTGAAAGGCATTACAAATGAAGTGACAAAAGAGGGAATTATTTTGGGTAAGGTCATGAATGAGAACACAGGATTAATGGAGGAGAATGCAAATGCATTTGAATTTTTAGAGGACGAAATGGGCAGCATGGTGCGTGGTTATCAATGGAGTGCGGACAAATATGATGAGGCAACCAACGACCATAATGACGCCATCAACACGGTAAATGGAAATTTAGGAACACAGAGTGTATTGACGGGACAAATAACAGAATTGCAGGGTCAACAAACTGAAATAATGAAAAAAGCCAATGAAACAATTGAACGTATGGGTTTAAATCTTGAGGAAAACACCCGCAAGAAAAAAGATGACCGCGACGCATACACAAAATTGAAAGATGAGGTGTCTAAATATGAACAACAATTGAGAAATGCAATTGCAACAGGTAAAGATACCACCGCAATTAATGAGAAATTAAAGACAGCAAAAAAGAATTTGGCAGATGTTGACAATAAGGTGACAAAACAATTGGCCGATAATGATAAAAAATTGCAAAACAACAATGCGGGAATTATTGAAAAAATTGCAAAGCAAGAAAAAACAATTGAGTTAGAAAAACAAGAATTAAAAAACATTGAAAAATTACAAAAGGCAGGTGCGGATTTAGCAAAAGAGCAAATTCAACAGGCATTGGATGTTGCAGAGGCACAGTTGCAATTATATTTAATGCAAATCAATATGTCAAACGAAAGTGCGGAAACACAGGCCGCAAATATTAACCGAGTAAAAAACGAAATTGCAGGTTTAAATAACAAATTGGCAACCTTAAATGAGGAAAACTCAGAAACCGCACCCGCAGGTTTTATGAACAGGGCATTATTTGGAACAGGTGGTGAGGACGCAGAGGGAACAGCATTCACAGGTGCCGATTTTGTTAATGCGTTGAGCAACACAATTGGAATGGCAATGGATATTATGGCAGGGTTTAATGCATTGCAGAATGAACAAACCAATGCACAGTTGCAAACAATGACAGAGGCAAAGACAAAAGAGGTTGAGGAATTTAAGAAAACAACAGAATACAAAATGATGTCATCCGAAGACCAAGCCAAAGCAATTGAGGCAATTGAAAAAAAGCATGATGACAAAATGTTGGCACTAAAAATTGAACAGTTTGAAAAAAATAAAAAGTTCCAAAGGTCACAGGCAATTATGGCGGGTGCAATGGCCATCATGCAAATTTGGTCATCAACAGCAACAGGAAATGCAATTGCAGACGCAATTATTAAAAGTATTTTGACCGCAGGTATGATTGCAATGACAGGTGTGCAAATTGCAACAATTAATGCAGCACCACCACCAACCGCAGAGTTTGGAGGAATTGAGGGTGAAACATTTGCAGACGGTGGGATGGTTCATGGACGTTCACATGCACAGGGAGGTGAGAAATTTAAGGTTGGAGGACGTGTGGTTGAATTGGAGGGTGGTGAGGCCGTTATTAATAAAAGGTCAACCGCAATGTTCAGACCACAATTGAGTGCAATGAATGAGGCAGGTGGCGGAAAAAAGTTTGCAGACGGTGGGATGACCTTTGCAACAGATATTTTACAAGACCAATCATTGGCAATGGCAAATGCATTAACATCACAGGAACAACAACAGGTCGTATTAGTTGAGGCGGATGTGACCGACAGTCAACAGAGTGTCCAAAATATTGAGGCACAGGCAACATTTTAAAAATTAAAAAAAAGATTAAATTATGAAAAAAATTATTTGTAAATTATTGTGTTTTGTTTCATTAGGAACAATTTGTTTAAACATTTGTGGTGATAATTGTTGTGTAAAAAAGAAATAAAATGTCACAGGAATTATTTGAATTGATTGAGGGTTACGGTTTACCGTTGGTTTTATTATTGGGTGCGTTGTATGCACTTTATAGATTTTTAGTATTTTCGTTGTATGAAGTGAAAAACCAATTTTCACGTCATCATGAAAGGGCAGCCGACAACATGAATGAGATTAAAAGAAAAATTGATATTATTTTGGAGTTTATTAAAAAACAATAAATGAAAGTTACCGTTAACAAAGAAACACAACGTCAAAGATTAAACATTTGCAGAGATTGCAAACATATGAAAGGACGTTGGTTGTGGTTGTTTAATGCACAGAGTTGTGATATATGTAAATGTAATTTAAAAGCGAAAACAAAAATGGACGCGTGTTGGGGTGGGAAATGTCCAATTGATAAATGGTAAATAAATGCAATTAACTTTTAATTGTTAAAAAAATATTTTTCATGGCCATACCAATTCCAAAATTTGAAATTAAATTTGCAAAAGAAACAACAAACAATATGCACGAAAAAAGATTATCAGAACGTTTTTCAATTGAGGACAGAAATGAAGTTGACATTCTATTGTCACAAATGAGGCGTGACGCGAGAGGACGTTTGTCATATCAACGGGAACATGCACGTCAATTATTAGTATTTTTCAGAAAACATGTTGACCCCGAAGTTCCTGACAATATTTTTGGATGTGGTGGTTGTGCGAAAAAAATGATTGACACAATGTTTAAAATTCAACGTGAATGGCAAAACCCAACAACATAATTCACGTCAATGAATTTATTGAATTGGTTTGGGTTGAAATTCAAACACGGTTTGGTGAGTTTGCAACACCAAAAGATGTTGTGTTTCATATGATAGAAAAAGGATTGTGCGAACCGACACGTGTCAGAAATTATATGATAATAAAAGATTTTGACAAAATGTTGGTTGAAAACAAAGGTCATTGCACACACACATTTATGGATTTGTCAATTAAATATGAATTGTCAGACCGACAAGTTCAGGGGATTGTGTATAAATACCGTAAAAAATTTCACCACAGTCACAACATTAAATATCAAAGTGACACAGACGTTAAATACAAAGTAAGAACAAAACAGAAAGTTTAGAAAATTCCCAATTTTTCGTAATTAAAAAACATGTCTGTCGTATTTTTGCCAAATGCAAAATTGGTATGACATTAAAAATGAGGGTGACAATAAAAGTGCCGACATTTTTATTTATTCAGAAATTGGTGGTTATGATGTAAACGCCAAATCTTTTATTGAGGCAATACAAGAAGTCAAAGACAAACCATTGAACATTTATATTAATTCATTAGGTGGTTCAGTGTTTGATGGATTGGCAATTTACAATGCCTTAAAAAATCACAAACACAAAGTTACAACAAAGGTTCAGGGAATTGCAGCGTCAATTGCGTCAGTTATTGCAATGGCAGGTGACGAAATTGAAATGGCCGAAAATTCATTGTTTATGATACACAACCCGTTTACAATGGCAGGTGGTGACGCAAATGAATTAAGAAAAACCGCAGACGTATTGGACAAAATACGTGAGGAAATTGCAGGGATATATTCAAAGAAGTCAGAACAGGATGTTGAAACATTGGTTGGTTTAATGAATGCAGAAACATGGTTTAATGCAACAGAAACAATTGACAGTGGTTTTGCAAATTCAATAACAAAAGCAGTGCAGGTTGAAAACAATTATGATATTTCAAACTTTACAAACATAACATCAGAGCAAATAAATTCAGTATTTAATAAAACACAAAAATCAGAAAAAATGGCAAAAGAAAATGCAGAGGTTTCAAACGAAACTAAAAATGACGAAACGTTATTATCAAAAATCAAATCTTTAATTTCAAACACAGTTATCAAAAACGACCATGAGGAAGGACATGAGGGTGATGAGGACGAAAGTGCAGCAGAGAAAGCGGATTGGGCAGAAACTTATGAGGAATTAAAAGACAGAGTTGACAATTTAGAAAACGCAATTCATGACATTGAGGAAAGAATGGGAATGGCAGAGGACGAAGTTGTTGACAAAACACAACAATTAGAAACGGCAAACAATGAGGTTGAAAATTTAACAAATGAAATTTCAAAGTTAAAAGCAAAAGGAACAAACGTTTCAAATGATGTTGAGCCATCAATTGTGAAAGACGTAAAAGACGTTGACCCAAATGCAGCATTTTTTAATGCAATTGCAGATGGAATGAAAAAAAGAGTGTAAGCAAATAAATAAATAATAATAACAAACAAAAATTAAAAGAAAATGGGAAATGTAGCAACAAGCGGTATCAATGCAACCTATTCAGGTGCAAATTTTTCGGAATTATTTTTGGAACCTATCTTTAGAGATAGTGACATTTTCCAATTTAGGGTAATTCCAAATGTAAAACACACAATGAACCTTTACACAGCAGACGCATTATCATGTATTGTAAAAAAATACACAGGATGTGGTGATGACGAAAGTGGAACATATGCGGTTACTGACAAAGTAATTACAGCAGGGAGGTTAAGAGTGGCAGTTTCAGAATGTCAAGACGCGTTTTTTGGAACGTATATTGAGGAAAGTTTTAAAAATGGAATTAACGTTTTTGATTTATCAGGAACAGCGTTAATGGACAACATATTGGCAAATGTAAGACAGTCAATTGGAAATGACGTTACTAAATTAGCATGGCACGGTGACACAACAGCAGGGTCAGATTGTTATTCAAGTTTAGACGGTTGGTGGAAACTATTAAAAGCAGACGCAACGGTTGATGGTAACAAAACAGCAATTGCAAATTCAGGTGCATGGACGGCAGGTGATGGAATTATTGCATTACGTGCAATGTATGCAGACGCACCCGCAGCATTACAGGGTGTGCCAACAAACGAAAAGAAATTTTTTGTTTCACCAACAATTTACAACGATTATTTAACGTCAATTGAGGGTGTGAGTTCAGACGCAGCATACACAGCATTGAAAGCAGGTGGGAATGTAACATTCAGAGGAATTGAAGTTGTGCCAATGCACACATGGGATGAGGCGGCAGCAACATTATCGTTAACTGACGATATCATGGCATGTTACACAGCGTTAAAAAACCTAGTGGTTGGAACAGACACAAACGACCCACAGGGTGAAATGAAAATGTTTTATGATGATTTAACTGAAAAAGTTTATGTGAGAAGTTATTTCAAAATGGGCGTGAATTTCTTATATGACAGCACGGTGCAAATCGGATATTAATAAATTATTAACCATAAAAAAATAAAATAAAATGGCAGGAATTACAAGAGGACATGACGTTATTTGTTGCGACAGGAACAGACGTGGTGGTATTAAAAAAATATGGTTGACAAATACAGATGACATTGCTTCATTCACAGTTGGTTCGGCACATGATTACAGTGCGGTGACAATGACGGGTGGTGCGTTATTTTATGTTTGGGAATTTGAAAGAGGTTCGGCAGGTTTCACATCAAGTGCAACACGTGAAAACGGTTCAACATTAATGGAGGTTTCTTTGGAGTTTTATATTCCAAAAATTACAGGAGTTGTAAATGAGGATTTAATGATGTTGGCAACGTCATGTGGTATCACAGCAATTATTGAAACATATGCAGACGATTGTGCAGACCCAGCAGTAACATACATGTTTGTTTTAGGATGGGACGAAATATTTGAGGAAACAGCATACATGGAGTTTACATCAGGTGAGCAGGGAACAGGAACAGGATTACAAACAGCAAACGGGACAGCAATTACATTAACGTGTCAACAGGGAGAATACCCAAGAGAATATTCAGGAACACAGGCGTCAATACCTGTATAATAGTTCACTGAATATCGTTGATTGATTGACAGTTGTTCGGTATTTAACAATTGATTGGTGATAGTTTTCGGATTATCACCAATTTTTGTTTAATTTAAAAAGTATATTTGAAAAAAAATTATCACAATGGCATATAAATTAAAAAAAGCAATTGCAGGTTCAAAATCATTTCGTTGGGGTTTACCATTAAGAAAATATGAAACACGTGGAATTACACAACAAACATTAAAAAAGTTGTATGACAAAGGTTGTGAGTTAGTTGTGGAGGTAAATGATAAACCAAAAAAGGTAAAAACGAATGAAAGCAAAGCAAAGAAAACAGACGGCACAACAGATTAAAGACGCAGCGTCCAAAATTGGTTTTACCAAATTTGATGTTTTAAACTTATCTGTCCCGTCTAGTATTGACGAAATTACATCCAACAATGTTTCAAATGAACCATACGTTCCATTTGGTGCAAACAATTTGTTTCCTGAATTTTTGGCGGAAATAACACGAAAATCACCAACACACAGAGCAATATTGGGTCAGAAAAAAATATTGTCGGTTGGTAAAGAATTTCAAGCAGAGGACGAAAGGTTAATGAGGTTTGTGGATGACGTAAACACGGGTGAAAGTTTACGTGATATTTATGGACGTTTAATGTTTGATTATTACACGTTTGGAAATTCTTATTTGGAAATTGTGAAACACAAAGGTGGTATTAATTTGTATCACATAGACGCAACAAAATGCAGGATTTCAAAAAACCATGAACACGTTTACATCCATCCTGATTGGACAAATTACACGTCATCAAAAAAAGACCAAGTGATAATTCCAATGTTTCCAAACTTTGAAAACAACAGGTCAATTATGCATTTCAAAGATTATGAACCAACGTTTAATTATTATGGTTTGCCTGATTTTGTTTCCGCATTGCGTTGGTTAAATATTGACCATCTTTTGCAGCAATACAACAACACAAAATTGGAACAGAATTTTATGCCATCAGCAATTGTTGAGATTAATGGTGACATGGGACAGGATGAGGCAGAGGAATTGGTGAAAGAGGCACAACAAAAATGGACGGGTCAGGGCAACAATTCAAAGATTTTATTTTTAGTAAAAAACGGTGACAGTAAACCCGCAAACATCACAATGTTAAATGACACCGCAGACGGTTCATTTATGGATTTACAAAAATTAACATCACAAAATATTATTACAGCACACAGGTGGCAACCCGCAATGTCAGGGATTATGTCGGTCAGCAAATTAAACAACACAGGAAATGAAATACGTGTTGCGTGGGAAATGGTGATGGGAACAATTATCAAAGATGTTGAGGGAATTATTTTGTCAAAAATAAGAATGTTAATAAATGAGTTCATGCCGTTTAATGCAGACGATTTGGAAATTGTTTATGAACCACCAATTAGTTATTTGGCAGACATTCAAGCGTCATCAATTTTAACATTAAATGAACAACGTGTGATGTTAGGTTTTGACCCATTGGATGAGGGTGGTGATATTATATTAACAGCGAAAACAAATAAATAATGGCAATACAAAATAACTACATGGCAGACGCACCGTTTATGACCGCAACAGAGGTTATTGCAAAAGTGTTTACCAACCAAAATACAGACACATCATTAATTACAAATGAAATTTTAAGAGTGGCAGAAATTGCACACATTATTGAGCCATTGGGATTTGATTTTTTTGTGCATTTAAAAGACGCATTTCAAAATGGAACAGAAACCGCAGAGGAAATTGTTTTGATGGACGATTGGATTAAACCAACATTGGCACAATTTACAAAATTTGAGTTAATATTGGAAATACAAAATCAAAGCACGTCAAGTGGTATTGTCGGGAACATTCCCGAATTTGCAAGTTTAGTCAATGCGTCAGATTTAAACGTTTACAAACAGGACACATACCGTAAAGGCAAAGTGTTAAAAGAACAAATGGAAAAATTTTTAAATAAAAATGTGGACGAATTTCCTGAATTTAAAAATCAGAGCAGTGGTTTATGCAATTCAAGTTCAGGGACAATAAAGACACATGGAATGATAATATATTAATATGCCGTTACCAACACCAAAAATTGACGAAAAAAAATCTGAATTTATCAGTCGGTGCATTGTTGATTTAACAGCAAAGGAGGAATTTCCCAACGTAGCACAGAGAATTGCGGTTTGCAATTCACAATGGGACAGAGATAAAAAACCAAAAAATAATTGTGCAACATTTAAAACAACAAAAAAATAAAAGACAATGAGTAATTTACACAAAGATTTACCAAACGACCAAATACATGAACCCAAAGATTTTGCGGGTGCAGCAAATTCAACAAAGTTAACAAAAAATGCGTCAGGAAATTTGGAATGGGTTGCGGACACAGGTGGTGGTGGTTTAGTCACATCATTAACAACAACAGGAACATCAGGTGCGTCAACATTAAGTGGAACGGGTGTTTTAAATATTCCAATTTATTCACCCGACACAAACACTGTTGAGTTATCACAAAACATTGAGGGTTATGGTTCAATTGCAACAGGAACCGAATGGGGTTTGTCAAATGCACAATACAACAGTGAACACAAATTCACAGTAAATTTAGGGTCACCCGCAATTACAACAATAACACCAAAAAACATGGTGTCAACATCCGTGTGGGTTAGTCCACAGGACGATTACAATTTGAGGTCATGGGTTGGTTGGATTTTTGGAACAGGTGGCACAATTCAATTATCATTGTTACATGTTCATTTTCAATGTCCCGTTCCATCAGAGGAATATCCCGCAACACTAAATGTTTGCAGAAAGGCAACGACAACATTAGCATTAACAGGAAACACAACACCTTTGTGTTGGAATATTAACGAATTTTTAACATGTGAGGGGTTTACATCAACAATTCAAACAAATGATGTTTTATTAATAACGGCATATGTGTTGGAGGGTGAGGAATGTAATTTTAATTTAAACTGTAATTATTTATTAAATAAAGTAATAACACCATAAAAAAATGTTTAAAATGTATGGAATAACAGAACGAATATGTCCAATGACAATAATGTTAAATGTAGGTGCAATTGGATTAAGTATGACAGAGGTGGAAATTGGGTTGAAAATTATTTCATATGCAACGGCAATAATTTGGACGTCAATAAAAATTGCAAAAGAAGTAAAGACGTGGAATGATAAAAATAAATCATAATGGCAAAACGTGCAACGTTTATATTTAGAGCAAACAAACAAAAAAAACGAAAGGGTGTCCATGCAAAATCAAAAACATCTAAAAATAAAGGTGCAGACAATTACAAAAAACCGCGAAATTCAGGCGGGAATTAAAACAAAATCATAATGGCAAATTACAAATATTTGGTTATTCATTGCACAGCAACAAAAGAGGGTGTGAATATTAAACCCGAACAAATAAAAGAATGGCACATGGGTGAAAATGGACGTGGTTGGTCACGTGTGGGTTATTCTGATTTAATAACATTGGACGGTGCATTACATAACATGCATTTTGCAAAAGGTTCAAACCCGTATGACGATTTTGTTGAACACAGTGAAATGACATGGGGTGTGAAAGGCATAAACAAATATTCAAAACACGTTTGTTATGTTGGTGGTTTGGATGACAACAAAGACCCAAAAAACACCATGACAACAGAGCAAAAATACACATTGGAAATTTATTTAAAACATGAAATTTTGCGTCATCCTGATTTATTAATTGCAGGACACAACCAATTTTCAAACAAATCATGTCCATGTTTTTTTGTTCCAAATTTATGCAGGGACATTGGCATTGAAAAAAAGAATATTTATTTTGAAAACCCAAACAATTATGGCGTTGGAATTTAAAAATTATATTAAATCAAAAAGGTTTGCAATGATTGTTTACGTTATGTGTGCATGGGTTATTTTTGGTGTGATGGGAATTATTTATGGTGCGGACATGGGTGGTTTGGCGGCATATTTCGCAGCATTATCACCGTTTGTAATTGGTTACATATACGGTGAAACAAAGCGTCCAAGTAAATACAAACCAAAATGCAAAAATTAATAATTATATTTTCATGCGTTTTATTTTTCTCATCATGTTGCACAACCCGTTTATGTGAAATTGAAAGGGCGGAAAAAAAGATTGCAAAATTAACTGATAAATTTCCTGAATTATTACAAAATGACACCATTGTTGTTTCGGACACATTAACAATTGAAACAATTAAGGCAGACACCGCATTTGTTTCAACAAATACAAATGACACGGTTGTTATTACAAACGACAGGGTCACAATAAAATACATTAAAAAAGACAGTTTGATTTATATTGAGGGTGAATGTGTTGGTGACACGGTTGTGGTTACAAAAGAAATTCCCGTTGAAACTGTTGTTGTTAGGGAGTTGACATGGGCGGAACGTGCAAAAGAATACACATATTTTATGTTTGCAATTGCGGCATTATTATTGGTGGTGCGTGTATTTTTTAAGGACGTTTTCAAAGTATTTAACATATTCAAATAATTTTGAGTGAGGAAACCAAATATTTAAAACAGTTCAGGCCACATTGGAATGGTGTTTTGCAGACACTAATAAAACGGTTCCGCGAGTTACCCGAAACCATCCAAATCAAATCATTAAAAAAAATCATTGAGTTTGCACAACAGGGTGACGAAACATCAATTGAGGAAACAAAAAGCAACAAAATAATACAGTCACCAAAATCATTGCGAATTAAAACGTTGGACGATTTAATTTCAGTTTGTCAAATAGACATGGAGGTTTGGGATGTTGAACGTTACATTGTCAATAAATGGGAGGTTGGTTCACAGGTTGATGGTCAGATTTTGGTTGAACCATTATTTCAAGTCAAAGCATGGTTGAAAAAAAATCAACAGGTTTCAGAAATGAACAGGTTGAGAATTGAAATGACAAATGAATTAAAGTCATATGCGTTTAAATACCCATTAATGTCATATGATAAATTTGACAAAGGACAGTTGTTGGAAATAAATATTTTTGATTTACATTTTGGAAAATTATGTTGGGGTTTGGAAACGGGTGACAATTACGATACAAAGATTGCACGTAAACGGTTTTTAAACGCCATCAGTTCAATTATTTCACGTGTTGAGGGTTATGACATCAAACGCATTGTTTTTCCTATTGGAAACGATTTTTTTAATTCCGATAATTCGCGAAATACCACCACCAATTTAACCCCGCAGGATGAGGATTTGCGTTGGCAAAAAACATATAAGGCAGGACGGCAATTATTAATTGAGGGAATTGACATGTTGCAAACCATTGCACCCGTTGATGTTGTTGTTGTTCAGGGAAACCATGATTTTGAACGTTCATTTTACGTTGGTGACGCAATGGATTGTTGGTATAATAACAATGAAAATGTAAGTGTTGACAATAATGCAAACCCCCGCAAACATTACAAATTCGGTGATTGTTTAATTACATACACACATGGTAACAATGAGAAAATTGCGGATTTACCATTATTGGTTGCGTCAGAAGTTCCGACATTATGGGCAAAAACAAAATATCGGGAAATTCATGTTGGTCATTTACATCATAAAAAAGAAATTAAATTTTTAGCAACACAGGAAAACAAAGGAATTACAATACGTTATATGCGTTCATTAAGCGGAACAGACGCATGGCACAATTTAAAAGGTTACAAAGGCGGCATTCAGGCATGTGAGGCCTTTATTTGGGACGAAAAAGAGGGGTTGATTTGTCAATTTTCACACAATTTGTAATTATTTTCAATTTTTTTTATATCTAGTAAATGAAAGTTTTTTGCATATTTAATGAAAAAAAGTATTGTGGAATGAAAAATTGTTTTATCTTTGCAGTATGAATTTAAGAAAAACCAAAAAAACTAACAGTGACGAGGTCAACACCATAACACCGACCACAAACAAAATGGAAAAAACAATTAACAATTTCGGCATTACACAGGTAAACCTAAATTTAAATGATTTACAAAATGGATTAAGTGAATTTGAAATGATTTTTGATGAGGGCAACACTATACGATTTTCAGAATTTATTGGTGAGGAAATGTGGGACAAATCAATTGAAAAACAATTGGACAAAACATTTCAATTTACAGACCGTGAAATTCAAACAATGTTATTGCCATTAAAACGACACAAAATTATGACACACTGTTTTGATGACGGTTGGTTACATTTAGAATTGCCAAAATCATTATTTAAAATTGATTTTCAAATTGAAATGGAGGAACGATTTGACAGTTAACATTAAGAACCACCAACACCCCGTCATTAACGTGTCGGGGTTTTTGTGGTAAAAGGCAGAAAGTTTTAAAAAATAAATTATGATTAAAAGCAAAAACAAACGTGTAAAAACGTGTGCAAATGCATTGACAGGTTTGGGTGCAAAAGTCATTGAGGTTTATGTGTCGTTGTTTGATGGCAGCATTATTATTACATTTGAATATGAAAATAAAAAATATGACATTACACAACAACAATTATTTTCAATGGTATTTGACAAACCTGAAATTAAGATTGAACAAATTATTAGTAAATTAAATCAATAACCAAAAATTAAAAAACAACAATTATGGAATTTATTATTTTAGTATGCGTATGGTTTATGTATGAACATGCAAAGTCAGTGGGAATGGTTGAGGGTTACGAACACAACCAAAATGAAACGAATAAACATTGGCGTCATGAATAGAAAACAATTCGTTTACAAAAACCAAAAAAAAGTGCCATCACGTTTTGGTGGTGAAATGTATTACATATTTTTTAATGATGGTGAACGCAGTTACAGAACGTGTGTGGACACAACATTTAGAAACTTTGTAAAATGGGAACGTCTAATTAGAAACATCAAAGCGGGTGACATTGTTGCGGGGTTGGTTGTTAAATCAAAAGGAATGATTGACGCAGACAGCACACCACGTTATGCGGGAAATATTTATGATGACATCAGAAATTAACAAATACATTTGGGACGAATTAAATTCGTTGGATGGGTTTGCACATTTGAGAAAGTTGCAGGAACAACAACCTGACCGTGAATTTTGGGTTGTCGGTGGTTTAATCAGAAATATTTTGATTAAAAAAACACATGGATATTTACCACCACACAAAGATATTGACATTTTGGTTGATGACAGAAATGATAAAATATTTGAAAGGGCGTTTGATTTCAGGTCATTGTTTGATGGGTCAACAAAGGCAAAAAATTATTACAACGCGGAACGAAATAAACAATTGGAAAATTACAAATACCAAATCAACAAATTAAAACCTGTTGTTTCCACAAAAATCAGATATGATTTTTTTGTTGTTTCAAATCATTTTATGCGGATTAATTACAATAAAATTAAAAGTGTTAAAATATACATTGAAAATTTTGATTTTCACATGAACAGTTGCATGTTCAGTGTTAAAAATAAAAAGTTTATTGCAACAGATGGTTTTTTTAATGCTATTGAAAAAAAAGACATAAACATGATTTGGTCAGGTGTCAATTGTAAAATGGAAATGAGTGGTTTTATGCACAACAATTTAATTGCTAATTACAAATTATTTGGTCGGATTTTTGTGTTTGAAATAAAATTGGGGTTTACTCTAAATGATGAGGTGTTGGATAAATTAAACAGTCCTGTTGACGATACAAACCCAAAATTATTAAAGGAAACAATTGATTTGAAATTGATGTGCAATTACATTAGGGACAGGGGTTATGGTAAAAACATTGATGACATTTTAACTAGATTTTTTAATATTTAAACAAAATATTTTCACAGAATAAAATAAATTTTTATATTTGCAAAACAAAAAAACAACAAATTATGAGTGATAAAAAAACAACATTGACCACACGTGAACGATTAAAAAAATTGTATGTGGATTTTGGATTGACACGTGAGGACATATACACACATGACAAATTCGGATATGTTATGATGACGCGAACAGGCGTTGAGAAAATACAACACCAAATGGGAATTGTCATCACATATGACATTGTTAGGTGTGAGGAACATTGGTGTGTGGTATTAGCGAAAGCAACATTGGGTGATATGAAATTGGAAACATTGGGAACAGCAAACAAACAAAATTGCAAAATTTCATATTATGCAGAAATGGCACAAAAGCGTTCAAAAGCACGTTTGGTTTTGGAAATGTCAGGATTTTACAGTGTGGGTGTGTATTCTGAAATTGAGGCAGACGAATTTAAATCGTCACATTCAAACACAAAACCACAGGACACGGGAATTGCAGATGAGATTAATAAATTAAATGCAGGTGATGAGGGTTTGGGACGTGCAATACGAGAATACAATGAGTAAAAAAAGACAGACAGAAACATTTTATTTGGGTGGTGATTATTTAGTGATTTCAAATGCTGAATATTTTAAACACAAATATCAGGGTGTTCCACAGTTTCAGTTGGAGGACACGGTTGAAAATGTATTGGGTGATGATTGGATGGAAATGCAAAGACCAATTGTCAAACAATTCCGTTCCCGTATGTTTTGGGAAAACAAAAAAATTGAGGACATAAGAGAACCAATTTTGTATGGTAAAATAAAAGATGAGGGGTCACCATTTAGGTTGGCAGAATTAGTGTTGGGTTCTGAAATTGCGTTTAATAAAACAATTGCAGAGGTTGACGAATTATTGAAGTTTAACAAATTAAAAATTAAAAAATTATGATTATTGTAAAAATTTTATTGGTGTTGGCGTTGGTATTTATTTGGATTATTTCATGTTGGGTTTTTTATTTGGCAGGAATTATGAAAGGGTTTCGGAATTTTATTGCAAAAAATGCGGATGAGTGGAATGCAATTGATAAGGTTTTGTATCAACAATTTACACACAAAAACATGGACAACATAAACCCCGCAGCACAATTTATTGCAGAGGGTCGGATTAAGGAGTTCAATGAAAGGAATGACAGTGAGGCCGTTAAAAAAGCGAGAATGAAAGTAATTAAAGAGGCAGCAAAAGAATTTAAAAAGGAAACAAAAGCAAAAACAAAAAAGAAAAAAGGTGGGAAAAAATAATGACACAGATTTTATTGATGAGTTTTTTGACAATAAAGAAAACCCAAAAATTGACCATTTAGCAAATTGCAGTTTTATTGGTTTAATGGAAACACTAATTGACAATTCTTTGTTTGACGATAAAACAAAACAAAATTTTTATGACAAATTAAATGAGTTGCGTGAAAATGATGTGTCGGCATTTATGTATGAATTAAAATCAAATCAAAAAATACATGACCCAAAAGACCAATGGTTGCAAATGGTGAGGCGTGGTGTTTTTAAAAATTAAAAAATAATATTATGAGCAAAAAAGACAATGAGTTTACAAAAACAATGAGGTATTTAGGTATATCAAAAAGGCAGTTGGGAAATGAAATGAATTTATCACAACCAACAATTCGGGATTATTGTGACAACCCACAGAAATTCAGGTTGAACCAATTACGTGCAATTGGCCGCATGACCGACATGACATTAACAGAAATTGATGAAATTATTGAACCAAAAAAAGATGAGGCGTAAACCAAAACGGGATTTAATTCAATACAAAGAATTAAAAGAAAGTGACAAAGATAAAATTATTGATTTCATAACAAAAACAGGAATGCCAATTTCACAGGCAGCAATAAAATTTAAAATTTCAGTTACAACAATGAATAAAATTTTTGATGAACGTTACAATAAAAGAGAAAAAAACATTGAGGAAATGAAAAAAAATATTAATTTAGACGAATAAAAAAAAACAACATGGAACAAAAAACATTTATCAACGGGTTATTTATCAGAGAAAAAGAATTTGACAATGGTGGTTCAATAATAAAAATTGACATTGATGTTAATGCATTGACCACACAATTGGAACAGTTAAGAAACGCAAAAGGTTTTGTGTCAATTGATTTAAAAAAGAGGCGTGAAAAATCTGAAAACGGTTTATCACATTATGCAGAGTTAAACACATTCATTCCAAAAACACAAACCCAACAAAATCAACAGGGTCAAAGATTTACAACGGGTGATGATGATGACGTTCCATTTTAAGATATGCAAAAGGATAGGAATTTTTTAGGAGTTTGGTTGCCAAAATCAATTTATTTAAATAAAGATTTAAGTTGGTCGGAAAAAATATTATTGGTTGAAATTGAAAGTTTGGACAATGAGGACGGTTGTTTTGCGTCAAATGATTATTTCGCAGATTTTTTAGACGTAACAAAAACAACAGTTTCAGTTGCAATTTCTAAATTGAAAAAACTAGGTTTTATTGAACAGGTTTCATTTGATGGACGCAGACGCGTTTTAAAGGTCATAAACGCAGAGTTTAAGAAAACCGAAAGGCAGGGTGTGGAAAAACCTAAACGCAGCATACAGGAAAATTTACAACATAATAATACAGTTAATAATACAGATAATAATTCATTTAAAAATATTAAAAAAATAAATACAAAAAAGGTTTTATTAAATGATTTAAAAAAGATTAATGATATTGAAAATGGAACAGTTTGCATTGAGGTTGATGAGTTGAAAAAACAACAAACGTGGTTGGAACATGCGTCACGTCATTTAAAAGTTGCACCGTATTACATTAATTTAATGTTGAATGAATTTATTTCTGAAATGAAATTAAAAAGTGACGATTTCAAAAGTTTAAAAGAAACGAAAACACATTTTTTAAATTGGTCAAAAATTCAAATTAAAAAGAACAGACAGTTTGGGAATGACGCGTGGGGTCGCAGAGAACCACAACACAGTCATCAGCCACCCACCAAAAACAACAAAACAATAAAACCTGAAATGTCTGACGCAGAAAAAAGAAAATTGCATTTGGATTATTTAATTGAAAATTTATTAAAACCATACAACGAATTTAAAAAGGATGGCAATTACAAAAAACTGAACAATTTTGGTTCATTGATTTCAAATGAATTAAAACGTCATGGATTGTTATTCAACGACAAAAGTGAAATTGATAAAATCAAATCACGTTACCAAAACAAAGTAAAAGACAAACCAAAGAACAACAACACATTAAACAAATTGTTAAACAACAAATCACAAATTCAAATTGATAATCATATTTTGAAATTATCATTTGAACAAATGAGAAACAACAATGTTGATTTGGAAAATCTTTTAAAAAATGAAAAACAGACAGGATGAATTGAAATTGCAAATCGCAGTGGTTAATTGGTTGAAATTAAATTTCCCTGAAATTCGTTATTGTGCAAGTGCAGGAGGAATGAGAACGTCATTGAGTGTGGCAAAGAAAATGAAAGCAAGTGGGTATGTGAAAGGATTTCCCGATTTGTTTTTGTATCACCCAACAATGACAAAAAATGGAATGGCAATTGAATTGAAAGCAAACAAAAAGAGTTATGCGAGTAAAGAGCAGAAACAATGGATTGAGGATTTAAACAACAGAGGATATTATGCAATTGTGTCAAAGAGTTTTGACGAAACGATTGAAAAAATAACTGATTATTTAAATGAAAACGTGTAAAAACACACAATTTTATATTAAATTTTAATTTTTTTTTCATTGTTTTACTAGATAAGAATGAAAATAATTTGCAATTAATTAAAAAAAAGTATTGTGAAATGAAATTATTTTGTATCTTTACAGCAAGTTAAGACACAAAGTTTTAACAAAACCAAAAAAACTAAAAAACAATGGAAAAAACAACAAATGTATTTACAGTATTAGATGAGGACAAAATGATTATTGCAGAACAAACAGTTGCATTAAACAACGGTTTCTCAAAACATGTATTACCTGCAATTTTTGAAACTGAAAAAGCGGCAGACGAATGGGCGTCATCACGTTTAGAAATGTGGACGGTGGTAAAATCACATTTCAACCACAAATGGATTGAACACAGACAAAACACACAACCTGAATTAGTGTCATGTGAAATGGGAAAATCAATTGACACAGAAAGCAACCACATCATTGTGCGTATTAGATTTGCAAAATGGACAATGCAATTTGATTGGACAATTAATTTAAAATCAAATTGGGTTCACACAAACCAAGCACCAACACATATTGCAAACGGAAGTGATGATGACAATGAAATTGAGAATTTTATTAATGACAAAAACCAATGGGAAACATGTGAGTTCGGCAAAGACGCACAGGTTATTATGGAACATTTTGATTTTGAAACCCATGTTGATTTATTTGGTGAGGCAATAGAAAAACGAATGATACCAATAAGTTAAACAACAAACAACCCCCAACACCCTGTCATGAAAATGTCGGGGTTTTGGTGGTAAAAAACAAAAAGAAACAATTATGAGCAAAACACAAATACAATTACACTTAACATCAAATCAGTTTGAATGGGAATTGAGTGATGACAAATGTTGCGTCATTTTTATGGATTACAGTGAGTTTGGAAATGAAATGGAAATGGATTTGCATTTGGACGCAGAATGTTTTAAAAAGGAAAAATATGAATATGCACGAGGTTCATTTGACCCATGCGATATTCAAAGCGTTGGCAACCTTTGTATCAATGAATTGGACAGTGATGAGGTGTGTGATGAGTGGGATGACAGTGAGATTTTAGAGGTCTTTAATAATAACATTGACAAAATAAATTTGGTATCATGTTAAACGAAAATTTTAAAACAACATTAAAAGAAAACAGAACAGACGTTGATATTTTGTTTGCTAAATATGACATTGCAACACAGTTGAATATTAAGGAGGAACAAATTGAAAGCGTTGAAATTAATGATTTAACAATTGATTGGAATTTGTATTTAGAAATAAGGTCATGGGGTGTCAAAACAATAAGTGTGTTTGCATACAATGTTTTTACATATTTACATGCGGACAATGATGATGTTGAAGCAAAAGACATTGTGACGTTAAACGTTGAGTATTACAAAACAAATGATGAGGACGCAGAATTAATTGAGGGTGAGGTTGAAATTGATGTGTCTGAATTTGAAGTTGAAAGCAATGTTGATGAGGACGTTGAGAACAGGAACATGTATTTCCCAACAAACGTTGAAATTGATTTTCGTTCAAAACAAATAACAGTGACATTTTAATTATGAAACTATTAAGAAAACAGAAATTAAAAAAATATGTGTGTGCATATTACGGCATGGTTTCAGAACATTACAAAAGAGAATTGGATTGGTTTGTAATAATGGCATATGATAAACGTGAGGCAAAAGAAAAAATGGACATGTATTTGCAACGCAGGTTGGTCAAAGGAAAACCATCATTAATGTTAATGTCAACATTTGAAAAAAAATTAAAAGAATTAAACAATTAAATAAATAAAAATGGGATTAAATCAAAATGAAAAATTAATTAAAAACATGGAACGCATGGAAAAAACAATGGAAAAAATCACGGCACGTGATGAGTGCATTAAAATCATTCAAACAATTTGGTCATGTAAAAACCCCGAACAAAAGGATGGTTGTTACAAAATGTTTGAAACATATAAAAAGAAACATGGTGAGGAAAATGTTGGTGTTACATTTATTGAAATTGAATTGGCACGTTTGGAACATATTATTAGAATACAGACAGAAAGAGCAGAACAAATGAAAGCGGCACAGGAAAGACAGAAAGCCGCAATGGAGGCAGAGGCAAAAGATAACCCACCGCAACCAATGGGAACAAATGGAAAGGTTGTTCCAATAAATGCGAAAGAAAATAAAAAATAATAACGTTGTTTGCAACGTTGTTTCTATTGTTCAACGGATTATTAATTTATGTTTAACGTTGGACATTAGTTTTTTTGGTGAGTGGCGGGGTTGTTCCCGCCATTCTATTTTAAATTTAAATATATGACAAAACACAGTTCACATTATTATGATTTTGACAGGAACCAACCGTATGACCCAAACAAATATAAATCATTGGATGACCATTTGAATAAACCACAGAAAAAACAAAAGGTGGAAACATATGACAAAGTGATTACGTTAAAAGTATCTGACGAAACATATGAGGCATGGGAATTGTTAAAAGAGAATTGGGGTGATGTGATTGGTTATGACAATGACAGTAAAATATTTGAGTTTGCAATTATTGAGGCATTGAATGTTCCAATATCTAGTTTGGGCGGGTTTAACATGTAAGTGTTAACAACACAGATGGTTACAAATATTTAATTCAAAATAATTTGTTAGTTTTACAAAAACAAATGGAACAATATGGGACATACTAAAAAAAGAGAACAGAAAAGAACAACAGTAAAAAAAGAAACGTTGTTAAAATCATTGCAACAGAACATGGGAAATGTAACGTTAGCATGTCATTTCTCTAATTGTTCACGTTCAACATTTTACAGATATTGTGAACAGGACGAACAATTTAAAAAAGATGTTGAGGACATTGGTGAAATGGCAATTGATGTATGTGAGGCGGAATTGTGGAAACTGATTAAAGATGGCAACCCAACAGCCATTTTGTTTTTCTTAAAAACGAAAGGAAAAAAACGGGGTTACATTGAACGTCAGGAAATAACAGGTCAGGATGGAAAACCTGTTGTTTGGAATGAAACAAAAACATACACAGCAAATGGAGTTGTCACTGAAACAAACACAGGCAATTGACATATTAGAAAACACAACGCATAACGTTTTAGTTTATGGAGGTGGTGCGGGTGGTGGCAAATCAATATTGGGAACATATTGGATTGTAAAAAGTTGTTTGAAGTTTCCAAACACACGTTGGTTAATTGGTCGGTCACGTTTAAAGATATTGCGTGAAACAACATTGTTAAGTTTATTTGAGGTTTGTAAATTGCAGGGATTACAACCGTTGATTGATTATACATACAACGAACAAAAATCAACCATCACGTTTCACCAAACCAAATCAGTTATATTATTAAAAGATTTATTTCATATGCCATCAGACCCGCAATACAATTCATTGGGGTCATTAGAGGTGACAGGTGTGTTTGTAGATGAGGCCGCAGAAATATCACCAATTGCATATTCAATTTTGCAGTCACGTATTCGTTATCAATTAGACAAATATAATTTAATTCCAAAAACATTGTTGACGTGCAACCCATCAAAAACATGGATTTACACACAGTTTTATCAGAAACATATTAATGGCACGTTGGATGAGAACCATGCGTTCATTCAAAGTTTAGTCACAGACAACCCGCACATTTCAAAACATTACATTAAACAATTGCAGTCATTAGACCAAATGAATAAAAAACGTTTATTGTTTGGTGATTGGTCATACAGTGATGACGACATGACGTTGTTTCATATTGACAAATTAAATGATATGTTTACAAATTCATATGTCAAAGGTGGTGAAAAATACATGACCATTGATGTTGCACGTTTTGGTCGGGACAAATCTGTTGTGTGTGTGTGGGATGGTTGGAAATGTATTCAAATAAAAACATGGGACAAAAACACATTGGACGAATTGGCAAACAACGTCATTAAGATTGCAAGTGATTTCCACATTAGCAGGTCAAACATAATTGCAGACGCAGACGGTGTGGGTGGTGCAATACCTGATATTGTCAAAGGGATTAAATCATTCGTTAATAATTCAAAAGCATTGAACGGTGAGAATTACAAAAATTTAAAATCACAATGTTATTATGCGTTATCAAATAAGGTTGCAAATGGTGAAGTGTATATTCAAACAACAGATACCATTATGAAACAAAATATTATTTCAGAATTGGAATTGTGCAAAATGTATAACATTGACAAAGACAATAAATTGAGTATCACACCAAAGGAACAAATAAAAGGATTGTTGGGACGTTCACCCGATATTGGTGACGCATTAATGATGAGGGCGTTTTTTGAATTTCATAAATCAAAGATTGTTTATTTTGGATAACCCACAAATTGCGTGATTAAACAAATAAAATAAAGTATTATTGCAAGTTATGGAAATAATGAAAACTTTAAACAAAGAACATAAAAAGATTTTAACCCGATTTGAAAAAAGGATTGACAGATTTATTTATGATGTCACAGACAATGGTTATGATTATGAAACGTTTAAAAATTTCATTCCATTAAAAAAACGTGTGACAGCATTGCACAATGTTTTGGGTGCGGATTGTGTTTCAGATGTGAGCAGGTCAGAATGGATTTTTATGTTGCCAAATTTTTTATTGTTCAGTGCGGTTGGATTTTCGTCAGCATTAAAAACAAAAGACAACCAAAAGGAAATTGACGCAATGTGCAATGATTTATTCAGATACATGACCGACACCATCCATGAGTTAAATGAAGTGTTGGACGATTATGAATTGAATGAAAACGCAGAGGACGCGTTGAAATATATTTTAAAACAAAACCAAAAAAATAAAAAACAATGATAAATATTACAGTCGGTGAAAATCAAAGATTTGAATTGCCAAACAAATGGAATGAGATTACAATTGAACAATATGCAAAAATGGTTTCATTAATAAAGCATTACAAATTACATGAGGACACAAAAGAAACAAATATTGACAAAGAACAAAAGTCATTAAACAATTTGCGTTGTTCACAGGAAATATTTTCATATTTAACAGGAATGAAACCACATGAAGTTGGACGAATAGATTTTTCGCAAATGCAGAGTTTGATTGCAGAGATGTCAACATTGTTGCAAAGTCAGGACGTATTAAAAACAGATATTGAAAACGGCACAGTTGAAAGGACAGACCATTTTGTTCATAAAGGAATAAAATATTATTTTCCAAAAATGAATTTGGAGGAAACAACATTTGGTGATTATATTGAAACACAACAATTGAATGTTGCAAATGCAGAAAGTGAGGCGGGACGTTTTGGAGTTATGGCAGAACAGATGGCAATATTATGCAAAGAACAGGGAGTTGAAAACACACCTGAATTAATAAAAAAGAAAACACGTTTGTTTTCTAAATTGGGAATGGATATTGTTTGGCAGTTCATTTTTTTTTTGATGGTGCAAACGAATACATCCACGAAAAATTTGGCGTTGTATTCAAAGATGGCAACAGAAATGGAAACCGCCATGCAACAGAAAATTGGGACATCATGAAAGGTTACGGGTGGTTAAATACTTTGTATGATATTGCACAGGATGGTTTATTTACCAAACATCCACACAACGCAATTGACAGTGTTATGAAAACAAATTTATATGAATGTTTTACGTATTTAAGTTGGAAAACATCAAACAATGAATATCAAAATGCAGTGCGTGAGGGAATGCAACAGGACGCAGAAATTAAAGCAAGACAAAAACAAAACAGATAAAAAGACATGGCAAACAACAACACAGATTTACATGAAATAATATATCAAATGAGAACAGATTGGACGAACAATTGTTGTGGTGTTCCTGAAACAACACCACCAACACCATGTCCACAATTTCATTTTGGTTACCCATCAGATGTTGATGAGTTGCACAAAAAAGATTTACCATTGATGGTTTGCAATGTTCCCACATCAACATCAGTTGTGGATGAGTATGAGGCAAATGTTGTAAATAACACAACAGTTTTTAAAATACAAATTTATCAATTTCACCCGTCACGTTATCAAGTGAGTAACGATTTAATAAAGGCAGGATTATGGGACGAAATGGAACATTGTTTTTATTATTGGTTAAATACAGTGTTGAACAATTTAGGTTCCAAATGTGTTTTGGGAAATGGTGTTGTTCAGATTACAAGACGCACACAAAGCAGTAACGACCAATTGTTACAAATTGAATGCACGTTCAATTTGAATTATTACAGATATTGCATGGCAATAGAATACCCAACACCACCGACACCATAACATGACAGAAAGTAATTACATATTATCTGAATTAAATAAACAGGCAACATTGATTGAGGTTGCAATGGGATTAAAGTTGATTGAGTTAAAACGTGAGGCGTCAGGTTCATTGATAAAATCATTGTCACATAATATTACAGACAGAGGTGATTATTCATTTGACATTGATATTATGGCATTGTCATATTGGTATTATGTTAATTATGGAGTGATGGGGTCAAACATTCCATACGAAGTAAACAGACGGTCAGGTGCAAAAAATTCCCAATACATTGATGGGTTAATTAATTGGTTGAAAATAAAAGGTGTGTCATCTGACAATGATGTGATAAAAGGAATTGCATTTGCAATTGCATACAACCAAACATCAAAAGGTGGTTTGGGTAAGGGAAACCCAATTAATAAAAGTAAATTGGGATTTGTAGAAAAAACAAAAGCACAACGCGACATTCACATTCAAGACATGGCAAATGGATTTCAGAGTGAGGTTGTTGCGTTAATGAAAAACAATTTAGTTGGTGAATTAACAATATTTATTTAAAAGAAAAAACATGGCATTCGTAACAATAAACAGTCAACCATCCGCAAACAGTGTATGTGGGACATTAACAAATATTGATTTCAAATTTACAGAAACAACAGCAAACACAGTTAACGTGATTGTTCAGTGTTATTGGTATAAATATGGTGCATGGCAAACAATAGGAGGAAAAATACGTGTGGCGTCCAATTTGTATAATTCACAACAATACGATTTCAATGCGGCAGGTGTTGCGGCATTATTAGACAAAGCGGAATTGAGTGATTTATCAGGATTGGGTTCGGGTGATGGTTGTTCAGGTGGGGGTTTTGAAACGTTGATTTTTAATACAATGGTTGACAGAAGTGATTTCCCGTTTAAACTAGAAGTTCAAAGAGAATATTTGGACACAGGAACAAACACAATTACATTAGACACAGACATTACAACATCAAATGAGTTTTATGTTTGGGAGGCGTCACCACCAATTTCAAATCAAATTTATGATTATTGGGCGGGGTCACAGTCAACAAACCGTTACATGTTGCCATACTTAATGACAGACAACAACAACCAAAATTCAAATTGGTTATGGATGACAGATTGTGTGTTGCAACGTAAAAAAATATGTGTGGCAGGAATGCAACCGCAGTCACAGGATTGTGATTGGGAATGGGTTTATGATGTTAAAATTAAACCAATTGAACAGCATTACATTTTTTGTGGGAATGGAAATTTGAGGTCAGGAATTACAAATTACAATAATCTAATAATTCGCACATATGATGCCCAAAATGAGTTGTTGAATGTCCATACATACAATTGGGGGACAGTGATGTTTGGAGGGTATTCAAATGCAGGTCGTTGTTTTTTTGACGCAGGATGGCGGACATTATCAAAAGGTTTAACAATGGATGTTGGGAGTGAGGGAGTTGACGGCATAAACGTTCACCATTATGTTATTTGGAATGAAGTTGCAGACGCGTCAAACGTTGTTCAAACACCATCAGTAAAATGGTTGTTTACTATTGATAGAAATTGCACAAAGAAAGCACGGCC